CAGCTTTTCCCGGTCGCCTCGCAGGATCGCATCCGCGACGATCATTTCCGTATAGAGCAGAGCATGGCTCGAGAGCTGGCGCGCGAAGAACCGATAATGACGATCGGTCCAGTCGATCATCGGCGCCACGGCAAAGATTTTTTGGCGTTTTTCGTACAAATTCAAGTCCTTAGGCATTCCAGTTTTGTCAGCCTTTTTCAGCCTATTGCACCCATTTTCAGGCGCGGGTACAACAATGTCGTACCGACGCGAGGGAATGTTGTACCAATGGGCACGATCACCGCACGTAAACGCAAGGATGGCACAACGGGTTTTACCGTACAAATCCTCAGAAAACGAGGCGGCAAGATCGTTTTGCGCGAGGCCAAGACCTTTGACAAGGAGCGAGAGGCCAAAGCATGGATGCGATTCCGCGAGTCGGAACTGGATCAGCCTGGCGCCTTGGAGCGGGCTGCCGCGCCCTCATCTACTCTTGCTGACGCTATCGACGCGTACATAAGGGACAGCCAGAAAGAGATCGGCCGAACGAAGGCGCAGTGCCTACGCTCTATCAAGAGCTTTGCAATCGCCGACATGGATTGCGCCGCGCTCAAATCCGCAGACATATCCGCCTTCGCTCGCGAACTCCTAGCCGGTGGGCGCCAGCCGCAAACGGTGAGCAATTATATAAGCCATCTGGCCGCAGTCTTTCGGATAGCCAAACACGCATGGGGCATGCCTCTCGATTACAACGAGATGAAAGGCGCTCAATTGTCGCTGCAGAAGCTGGGCACGGTATCGAAGTCAAAGGAACGCGAAAGGCGCCCTACCCTCGCAGAGCTCGACAAACTGATGCAGCACTTTGCCGATCGGCAAGTTCGCGCGCCTCGCTCGGCGCCCATGTGCAAGCTGATCGCATTCGCGATCTTCTCGACGCGGCGGCAAGAGGAAATAACCCTGCTGCGATGGGAAGACCTTGACGAGCCGCATGGGCGCATCATGGTTCGCGATATGAAACATCCGGGACAAAAGGTCGGAAACGACGTTTGGGTGGAATTGCCGCCCGAGGCGCTGCGCATCATCAAGAGCATGCCGCGCAAGAAACGTGAGATCTTCCCTTACGGCACGGACGCAATCAGCGCCGCATTCACGCGAGCGTGCCAGTTCCTGCAAATTGACGATCTGCGCTTCCACGACCTACGCCACGAGGGCGTCAGCCGGTTGTTCGAGCTCGGCCGCACAATCCCGCTTGCCGCCAGCGTCAGCGGCCACCGTTCATGGAACAGCCTGAAGCGGTACGCGAACCTTCGCGAGAAAGGCGACAAATTCGCAAACTGGAAATGGCTTGAGACGGTCTGCAAATAGAAAAACAAAGGAATCGTTCTGACACGCCTTGACACTGGCGCATGTTGACGCTATATAGCTCTGTTGTGCGCGCATAGCGCCACACCGAATATTTTAAACCCAACGTCAACAAATTACAGGATGTAAACAAAAGATGTCAAGCGAAAAATTCAACACACGTGAAGCCGCAGCATACATTCGCAAATCCCCCTCCTGGCTCAACAAGTCGCGCATGAGCGGCAGCGGGCCGGTTTACCTCAAAGTCGGGGCCACCGTGCTCTATCTGCGTTCCGACCTCGATGCCTACCTCGCCGGCACTCGTCGTACTGCCATATACGATTTTGCGAACGACAACGCCAAGGCGAGGGCCGCAGCATGAAGTTCAAACTCACCAGCGAAGACTTCCCCGACGGCAAGATTGTTGACTGGCCTGCCGTGCCTGGCACCGGCGATTGGGTTTCGTTCCACTACCGAGGCGGTACGACCAACCAAGCCGTGAAGCGTGTCGAATATCACGCAGACGCGGATGGCAACCTGACCGAAGTAACGGTCGAGCTCACCTACTAAGCAAGGAGACGTGATGGAAATATTGAACCTGCGGCCGGCGCTCCGGCCTCAGGATGAGGCCAATTTTGACCTGCAATTCGGCCCTCATCTTCGAATCTACAACCTGGCCCTCAGACGGCTACACAACGGCTATTACCGCATCCTTGCACCCAACGCGGCCGGCAAGCATTCCGCATCCTTCCACCCGGAACTGAACAGCAAAATCGTTGCCGCCGTTATGGCGAAGCTTGGAGGCCAAAGAGCCGATGACATCCGCACCGCCTAAAGAAACACCATCGATCGATAGCCTCGAGGCATTTATCTTTGGGATTTATGACCGCCTTTACGACCACGGCCATTGCGTCGCGGATGTTGTTCTAGCTCCCGCCAATGCGGAAGGTGAGCCAGACTGGGAGAATGCCGGCCCTGCGAACGTTTCCAGCTTGCCAGCCGATGAATGGCCGCAAGACGAGCAGTCCGCAAAACGCGCATGTGTCATTGTCGATCACGTCGACGGCTGCTCTGAGGATTCGTCCTTCCTGATCCGGCTCGATGGCCGCACGCCTGAAATGTTCCAGATACACGGCCCGGATGCTGATTTCCCCGTCGCCGAAAGTATCGTCGGTCGCGATCTAGCCGCTACGCCGAAGCCACGCGAGCCGGGAAAACTGGCGCAGTCCATGGCAAAGCTGACCGCCGAGCTTGCCGCGAAGAAAAGCCAGACGCCTGCGCCGGAACCCGAACGCCTGACAAGCTTTAATGCTCTCGACCTTATGTCGATGGAATTCGAGCCGGTTCGTTATGTCGTGCCTGGCTATATCGCGGAAGGCTGCACCATCCTTGCCGGCGCATCCAAGCTCGGCAAGTCGTGGCTCGTCCTTCAAGCGGCCCTGGCCGTGGCGCGCGGTTCGACCTGCCTTGGCGGCCAGTGCTCGCAGGGTGACGTTCTATACCTCGCATTGGAAGACAATGCGCGGCGCCTCAAGGACCGACTGCGCAAGCAGAACCCGGCGATGGGCGTCATGGGCCAAACGATGCCGGCGTGTCTGCAATTCGAGACTGAATGGCCGCGCGCCGATCAGGGTGGACTGCAGAATATCGTCAATTGGCTTTCCGACCATCCTAACGCGAAAATGGTCATCATCGACGTGTTGAAGATGTTCCGCGCTAACCGTAAGGGCAACAAGAACCCTTACGATTTGGACTATGAGGACATCGGCCCGCTTTCGAAGATTGCGGCCGCCTTCCACGTCGCCATCGTTGTCGTGCATCACACGAACAAAGGCGCGCTTTCTTCGGATCCGTTCGACCGCGTAAACGGTACGGGCGGCATCAGCGGCGCCGCCGACACGACGCTCATCATGGCCCGCAATGACGAAGGCTTGGTCGAGCTCTACGGCCGCGGTCGCGAGATCGAGGAAATCGAAACTGCAATCACCTTCATGAAGGAAACGTGCACGTGGAGCGTTCGCGGCAATGCCGCCGAAGTTTCCATGTCGGACACGGCGGCACGCATCATGCGGGCAATGCAGGAGATGGACGAGCCGGAGGGGCCGAACGCTATCGCAGCCGCCGCAGGCGTGAAGGTGGGCGACGTGAAGCAGCACCTGCCGCGATTGGCCAAGGACGGGAAGATTGAGAAGGTGGGCCGCGGACAGTGGGTCATCGTCGGGAAAGTTACGCGCTCTGATACCCCGCATAACTTTCATAACCAACGTAACTTTCAATCCGACCCAGCCAACGACAACACCCCCAAAGTTACGAAAGTTACGAAAGTTATGAGGGGGGAGTTAGGTCATAACTTTGAGGATGAAGGCGAACAAGGGAGGGCCGCATGAACATTCCGACTAATCTCCGCACAGAGTCGGCGCGCAGTGCCGCAGAGCGCATGGCGACGAAGCTCATTGCGGCCAATGACAATACTCCGCCAAAAGGAAGGGAGCCGGTTTACCGAGGCACCCGGCCCGCGTTTAACTGGGCGGCGAAGGATGACAAGTACGGCGCGGCATGCTTGTGGTTGATCGCTCGCCAGCGGCTCCCTGATCCTGTAGTAGCGGCAAACGATAACGAGCCGATGCAAGGCGGGCTCGACGTTAGGCGCAACGGCGTGGCACGCGGCAAGTCGAAGGCAAAGGCCAATCTCGGCGCGCACCTTGCCTTGCCGGCAGTGCTCCCAAGGCTTGGCGATGCAGAGCCGCAGCCAGTCGAGCCATGCGGCTATACGCGGCTCGATATCCTGCCTCAGAATGACATTGAGGAGCTTTCCGACGATTTCATATCGTTCGGCTCTTGTGATGACGCGCCAGCCGAGGGCGCCGAATTCATCGGGGCGGAAAGCGGATTGGGAACGCCACGGCCAGGTAAGTCGAAAGGCTCGCCGCTTCGGGCAGAGGATCCGACGTTCGATGAACCGCCGCCTGATGTTGATTATGTGATCGAGCTGCTGATGGCACGTGAGAACGTCTCAGGCATTGGCGAAGCGTTCGGCGCAACGGGCCGTTATCAGGACAAGCGCGGCGCCATCATGCTGCGGAAGGCGATGGAGTGGGCGAAAGCGCAGGTTGCAGATAGCAACTATCATGCACGTGTTACAAATCACGCTACGTAGTTTAGCTATGCAATAGCAATACAAGCTCAAGCCGCTCCACCGGGGCGGCTTTTTCTTTGCCGTTGACCTCGGATGTACAGGCAGCGGCAAAGATCAATTCCGGCGGCATCATTGAGGGCGTGCGCGGCGCGTCCAACAACCACAAAGGCGATGCGGGCCGCCAACCTGCATTTCAGTAACCGTTGAATCGCCAAACGTCGCGAGCACCAGCCGTCTCCTGCGGCCAAGGGCTCACGCGGGGCGCCTTAGTGCGTCCCGCTCCCTCCTTACACAAATCAATCCAAGGTGACACATGCTTGACGACCTCAAAGCAGACGTGACGGCTGCGCTCGTCGGCACGCTGCGCACTGCCACCTATGCGCAAGGCGAACAAACCTTCGACGAATATGGCAATCCCACCGACACGTGGACGAACTACCCATGCGAGGGCTTGCGCGGCTCATATGACGCTGAATACGCCGGCTTGTCTGGCATCCCGCGCACGGCTGCAAAGATAGAATTGTTGGCCGGCACGCTCGCCGTCACGCCTAAGCGGCTCGATAAGGTCAACATCGAAGGCGGCTGGTGGCAGATAACCGAGATCGAGATCGATCCCGCGGGCGCGATGTGGATCTGTCAGTGCGCCGAGACGAGTGCGCCGGCATGAGTAATCCGGTTCCAATAGTCGGCAAACCTAAACGCGCGGGTACCGGCGTCGGGGTGTTTCCTTCTCTCTCCCGAAAATCCCGGAAAAAATCGGCTGCTGAAAAGGCAATTGCCTTTATCCAAAAGCTAAAAATTCCGGAGGGGCCGAACGCCGGCAAGCCGCTAAAACTGGCGGAATTTCAAAAGGCCTTTGTCCGCGGCGCTCTCGCCCCTGAAAATATGGTTGGCGTCCTGTCGATCGGCCGAGGCAACGCGAAGACGGCTCTTTCGGCCGGTATCGCGCTCGGCTCGCTGATGGGCGAATTCGACAATCAGCCGAAACGCGAAATCCTCTTTGCGGCCCGTAATCGCGACCAAGCGAAAACCGCATTCAACTTCCTTGTCGGCTTCATCGAAAGCCTGCCGGAGGAAGATCAGGAGCTTTTCACCATCCGGCGCGGCTCGCGGCTAGAGGTGGAATACAGCGGCAATGGCGGCGGGCTGGCTCGCTGTATTGCTGCGGATGGCCGTTCGATCCTTGGCGGCGCTCCTAACCTTGCCATCCTCGATGAGCGAGCCGCATGGGAACGCGAAAAGGGCGACTTGCTGGAAAACGCCATCCTGTCGGGCCTCGGCAAGCGTGGCGGCAAGGCTCTGATTATCTCGACTTCGGCGCCGGATGACGCCAACACGTTCAGCCGCTGGCTCGATGAACCGCCACCCGGCACGTATGTGCAGGAACATCGGCCGTCCTTTGGACTTCCTGCCGACGACGCGGAAAGCCTCCTGATCGCCAATCCTGGAGCTGCGGAAGGTATCGGCGCTTCGCTGGAATGGCTGCAGGCTCAGGCGCGGCGCGCAATCGCTCGCGGTGGCTCTGCGCTCTCGTCCTTCCGCAATCTCAATCGGAACGAGCGTGTCTCGACCGAAGATCGCAGCGTGCTTGTCACGGTGGACGAATGGCTTTCGGCCGAAGTCTCTCCCGACGACCTGCCACCACGCGAAGGCGAGTGCATTCTCGGCGTCGACCTGGGCGGCTCGCGTTCCATGTCGGCGGCTGCGTTCTACTGGCCTGCTACGGGCCGTCTGGAGGCTGTCGGCACGTTCCCAAGCAAACCCGGCCTTGCCGATCGTGGCGCGTCCGATGGCGTGTCTGGCCGGTATGTGGAAATGCAGGAGCGTGGGGAACTTTCCGTTCTTGGCGAAAACACCGTCCCTCCCGGCGCATGGCTCGCCAGCGTCGTGAAGCTGGTTGATGGCTCGACCATTTCCAGCATCGTCGGCGACCGCTTCCGGCATGCTGAGTTCGTGGAGGCCATGCAGGGCGCCGGGTTGTCCCGCGTGCCGTTCATATGGCGCGGCTTTGGCTGGAAAGACGGCTCGGAAGATATCGAACGGTTCCGGCGCGCACTGTTCGACGGCCAGGTGAAAACCCGCCCCTCGCTGCTGCTGCGCTCTGCCTTTGCGGACGCGATCACGCTTATCGACCCGGCCGGCAATGCCAAGCTGGCAAAGGGCCGCTCGCTGGGCCGCATCGACCCCGCGGCTGCAACCATCCTTGCAGTGGCGGAAGGTAATCGGCGCATGGCTCGCCCGACCAAAAAGGCGCGGGCTGCGTCGTGGGTGTAGCGCACCACGATAGCCGCTGGTGGCCGGTTCGAACGGCTGCTGTCCGCCGCGACGACTTCAAGTGCACGGAATGCGGCTCCCGCGGCCGTCTGGAAGTGCATCACGTGATCCCGGTGCGGGAGGCACCGGAGCTTGCCTACGATCTGGGCAACCTGAAGACGCTTTGCGTCGCCTGTCATCTCGAGAAGACACTGGCCGAACGCGGCCAACTACCATCGCCGGCCCGCAAGGCTTGGCAATCCCTTCTAAAAAAGGAACTTTGAATGCTCGAATCTATTAAAATCCAGCGTCGTCAGTCCGAGATCCGTCAGGCGCTCGCCGCTCTTGTCGGCAAAGCCGACGCCACCGCCGACGAAATCCGCTCGATGGAGTCCATGGACGCGGAATATCGCTCGAATGAAACGCGCTATCGTGCGGCGCTGATCGCCGAAGACACCGAACGCCGGGACGCGAAAGGCGAGCTCGAAACCCGTTCCGACCGCGAATATTCCGACCTGATCGGCAAGTTCGAACTTCGGCAGGTTGCGGCCTTCCTCGATACTGGCGACAAGATCGACGGCGCCACGGCCGAAGTCGTGCAGGAAATGCGCTCTAAGGGCTCCTATCAGGGCGTCCCGGTTCCGTGGATGGCGCTCGAGCGTCGTGCGGGCGAGACCATTGCCAGCGGCACGCCGGATCCGATCCAGACCCGCCCGATCATCGATCGGCTTTTCCCGGACTCCGTCGCGGCTCGCATGGGTACGCAGCTTATTTCGATTGATACCGGCGCTGTTGAGTATCCCGTCGTCACGTCGGCAGTCACGGCTGGCTGGGCCGACGGCGAGCTTGCTAACGTGGCTGGCCCGACCGCCTTCGCCACGACTGACAAGGCGCTGAAGCCTGAGCAGAACTACGGCGTGCAGATGGTTATCAGCCGCAAGACGCTGAAGCAGTCGGCGGGTATCGAGGACGCAGTTCGTCGCGACATGAATAGCGCGATCGGCGCCGGCCTGGACAAGGCGATTTTCCTTGGGACTGGCGCCAACGGTCAGCCGCTGGGCGTCATCACCGGCGCGGCCACCTACGGCATCACCTCCACGAGTGCAGCCGCCGATGCAAGCTGGGCTGCCTTCCGTGCTGCTGTGGTCCGATTCATGACCGCGAACGCTGCCGGCGGTCCGGGTGCTGTCAAGGCCATGATCAGGCCGGAACTCTGGGATTTCTTGGACGCTGCTCTGATCACCGGCACGGCGGTTTCGGAATGGGATCGTCTCCTGAAGAACATCCCGGCCAGCAACATCGCCATGACCACCAATGCCCTTGCCGCGCCTTCCGGCACGCCTCTGGCAACGCAATCTCTGCTGACCACCAATGCCGGTGGCGTTGCGCCGATCTTCAGCGCGACTTGGGGCGGTGTTGACCTGATCCGTGACCCCTATGCTGGCGCTGCGGCGGGCTCGCTGAAACTTACGGCGATTCTGACTGCTGACGTGACGGTAGCTCGTCCGGCTCAGCTTGAACTGATCACCGGGCTGGAACTGGCTTAAATGCTCTACGGCGCTCCGACAACTTTTGAAATCCGCACGGAAGGCGGCTCGACCAGGTTGTCGGGCGCCTTCCCCTACGGCTCGGAAACGATGCTGGGTAACGGTAAGCGTGAGCGGTTCGCCGCTCGCGCCTTCCGCGCCCGTATCGAGGCAGGCGAGAACATCTTTCTTCTCGCCGGTCACGATCCCGAAAAGCCGCTCGCCTCCACTGAGGCGGGTAGCTTGACCCTTCGCGACGATGACGACGCCTTGCACATCGAGGCACGCGTTGCGCCTACCACAAGCTGGGCGCATGACGCGCTGGCGGCTCTCGCGGCTGGTCTCACCAAGGGAATCTCTCCGGGCTTCCGCGTGGCGCCTGGCGGGGACGTTGTTACCCGCTCGGCCGATGGACTGTTGCGCACCGTCAATGCAGCCGAGCTTTTCGAAATCAGTTTGGTGACGCGACCTGCATACGACGCGGCGCAGATTGCGGCCCGGTCTTGGGCGCTTGCCAATGACGAGGCGCCCGATGCTGGCCTACGGCGCGCGCTGAACAGATGGAGGGCGTAAATGGCGACCACGATCAAACAAGTTGAAGCCATCCCGGCCGCATATCCTGCCACGCCTTCGGGCCTGTCTGCGGCAGCGGCTGCGCTGGAGGCGGGTATGATCTGGCAGCGCATCGAGGCCTATATCGCTCACCGCTACACATCCCGAGCCATTGAGTGGATCGTGGAAGGCTGCGGCGATTGGCATCCGCCGCTTGCGCCGGCAACCATCTCGACGGTTGAAGTCTGGCAGTCCAACGCATGGACGTCGGCCACGCTCGATCCATCGCCGCTGGGTGGCTATGTCCTTCCGAGCGGCACGTATCGCTTTGCCGGCACCGTTGGCGGCGGCACGGCTCCCGAGATCGTGGACGAGGCATTCAGGCGCCTTGCCGAATACATGGCGGCCAGCAAGCGCGGCTCGCCTGGCACGACCCGCGAGCGTGTCACGGCTGGTTCCGTCACCGTCGACAAGTCCCGATCGGCATCGTGGGCGGCTGAGGCAATGGTAAACAGCGGCGCCGCCGATCTGCTGCGCAACTATCGGAGGGTTTGATGAGCATCTTTGATTGGTTCAAACGGCCCGTCGAAAAGCGTTCGGCAATGTCTGGCTTTACCGCGGAACTGATGGCGGCTCGCGAGAGCTATATCAGCGGCCGGCGCGGTGTCGCAGAACTGACGGCCACGGCTCAATCGTGCGTTTCCTTGTGGGAAGGCGCATTCTCGCTCGCCAATGTCAGCGGCACCGATCTTCTCGACCGGCGCACACTCGCACTCCTGGCCCGTTCTCTGGCCCTGCGCGGCGAGGCGGTATTCCTGATTCGTGATCGGCTCGTGCCGTGCAGCGATTGGGACTTGTCCACGCGTGACGGCATGCCGCGCGCTTATCGCGTTTCCATCAGCGAAGCCGGCGGCGGCACGACGCAAACGGCACTGGCCGGTGAAGTTCTGCATGTCCGCATTGGTGCGGATCCTGTTGCGCCTTGGCTTGGTTCTGCACCGCTGCGGCGCGCCTCCTTGACGGCTGGGCTACTCAATGCGCTGGAAAGCGCGCTTGCCGAAGTATACGAAAACGCGCCGCTTGGCTCGCAAATCGTGCCTTATCCAGAAGGGCCGGAAACCGACATGACGGCGCTCGGGCGTTCCTTCCGCGGTCAGCGTGGCCGCGTGCTGCTTCGCGAGAGCGTCAACGTCTCGGCGGCTGGCGGGCCGGCTCCTGCGGTGGATTGGAAGCCTGCAGACGTGACGCCAGACATCGAGCGCAGCATGAGCGTGGAAAGCCTTGCCGCGGCACGTGACTCCATCAGTGGCGCGTTCGGCGTGCTGCCTGGCCTGTTCAATGCCGCGACCACTGGCCCGCTTGTGCGGGAAGCGCAACGGCATCTTGCCCAATGGACGCTCCAGCCGATCGCCGAACTGTTGGCGGAAGAGGCGAGCGAAAAGCTGGGCGGCAGTGTCGGCATCGACGTGATGACGCCAACGCAGTCTTTCGATGCAGGCGGCTCGGCTCGCGCACTGGCGACCATCGTGCAGGCCTATGCGCAGGCGAAGGAAGCGGGCTTGGCGCCGGCCGTAGTCGATGCCGCGCTGGCGAAGCTGGATTGGAAATGAAGCTACAGCGGGCCGCTTCGGCGGCCTGCAACCTTGACTGCGATTGCAATTTCAGGCAGAAACACTGCGCGGCCACCAACCGCGCGCATGCCACCACATTGAGGAGACGAAGGATGGGACTGGTTTTAACCGGCCGACTTCGCTCGGCCTTTATGAGGATAAGAGCATGCAAAACAAAATTGACTGGTTGTTTAACGTCGGCCAGATCGTCCACTTCCACGACATGATCGGAACCGTTCTCGGTCGCGAAATCAGCGGCTTGGGGAACCAGCATTTCGATATCAAGATCGAGGGCGAATCCCATGGCCGTCCGTTGCGGACGGTGCGTGGCGAATTCTTGGTGGCGGCATGAAACCCGCAGTCGTTCGCGAAATCAAGCAAATCGCCGCAGAAGCCGGCGCCCTTAGTTGGGCGCTGGTGCGTGAGAACCGGCACCTAGTGATCGATTTCCAATTCGCCGATCGTGTCGTGCGGCAAGTGCTTGCCGCGACACCCTCCGGCCCGCGTGCAAGGCGGAACGAAGCGGCATGGCTACGACGGCAGGTCGCGGTCTAACTCGGTACGACGCACGGTACAACACGGCCCGCTGATTCGCTTGTTTCTAGGCTAGTCCGTCCAGTCGATCATAGGCGCCACGGCAAAGACAGGCGCCTTGAAGTACCTGTTTTCTCCCCTCTTCCCGTCAGTTTGCACCGATTCCATCATGTCTCGTCAGCTCTCGTTTGATCCCTTT